CTAATCAGGTACGTTTTTGCCGCCCTCTTCGTAGACCTCAGTATTCTCAGCGCCAGGCGCATACCCGTCATAGAGCGGAAAAATCACGGGATCGTACTTGAGCGTCTGACCACCGACCTTTTCGAATTTACCGGGCGAGGTCGTGTGGAAATACGTCACGCGATACCGGCTTTTCATGCCGACAGCAGTGAGCTTCTGAAACGTGTTTTTCTTCTCGATACGTGCTTTGACCGCTGAATGCAAGCGGTTGATCCACTGCGTCATGATGACCGCATCGCCACCGTTCTGACCAAGCAGCGCCCAAAAATTCTCAACAGCCGGCTCAAGCGGCTTGCGCTCATTGACGTAGAACTCGTGGACCTCATCGATCACAACTAACGCGTCTTTGAACTCATCGGGAATACACCACTTGCCGGACGCATCTTGCGTGCACGCAAAGAGCTTCGCCACGTCCTTCGTGTCAACAAGCACGAGGCAGTGCTGAACGTCCTTTTCCTCCATGCCAAGATGCTTGGCAATGCGGTCATGGCGTAAACCGTTCAGACGCGCAAAGACGCGACGACCTTTTTTGATCGCAGGCAAGATGTGATTTTTAACCGCGTCGTAGCTCTTGCCGGCGCGCGGCACACCTTCGTTGAAAACGAGCATGTCACCAAATCCCAAGCGTCAGGACACGACGCAACAAGTAGAAAATCATGGCGGCACCAACAGCCACGAGCGACGGACCAATCATGAAAACGTCAGCGAACCAGAGGATTGTACTGCCAGCATTTCCCAGCATCGCGCCGATGCTCTGGCCTTTCATGAAGTCGGGCATCGGCAAGAGGCTCAAGACATACAAGATCGCCGACAGCGACTGTTCCAACCACATCACAAACAAATCGCCGATGAAATCAGCAAACGCCTGCCAAACCGCCTTGACCGCTCTCCATATCCAGGCTGTCAGATCGGTGAACCAACCAGCGTACATGCCCTGCCCCTTATGTCACGGCGATGCGGATGGCCGCATACGCAGCAATCGCCAAAATGACCCATCCACACGCACGCAAAAACGTGAGGAATGTGCCGCTACAGTGAAAATCAATCGTCATGGCATCCCACCACTTCGACGCACCCAGGCTAAACACCGGACACGAACCACCAGACGGAACCGTCATGAAGCTTGCAATCCCGCCAGCAAGAGGTGTGGCGCGAACCTGCGTTGCAAACCTCGACACAACAGACTCCACTGTTTTATCGCTCTTGGTGTAGAGGTCGCCGATGGGCGAACCCTCTCCCGGATCGTCGCTATCCCCATCACCGTCACCGTCGCCGTCTCCACTTCCAGAGCCACCGCCAGAACCGCCAGAACCATTGTCTTTGCCACCCTCGCCCACGTTGCCCTGCCCGCCTTTGCTGCCGCTGGAACTCCACGTGGTCGTGTTGTAGGTGGTGTTATTGACCGTGGTCGTAGTGTTGGAAACCTCCTTAGGATCCTTGAGATTAGGAGGAGGCGTCGGCGTAGCGGGTGCCTTCTGACGATCACCGGCATAGGTGCCATCGGCGGTCTGACGCGGGCCAGTTAGCTCTGGCTTCCAACACAGCGTGGAGCCAGCAGCGCCGGTGACACAGTGGGTGCCGTCCGACCTGATGCACTCGGCATAAGCGCCACCAGTAGACGAACACGTCTGCTTGTCAGGCTCATGGATGCCAGACGGAACAGCATCGCCCTGTTGGCACTCCTGACCAGTTGGCGACCAGTTCTTGGCAGCGCAGTACAGGTCAGCTCCACCGCCCATGCAGACATCAACGCCGCCAGCGGAATTCATTGTGTACTGGCACTGATTCGAACACGCATACATCGAACCACGCACCGAGACATTCGTTAGCGGAGGCGCATTTTTGCAATTATTCTCGTTGTCATAAGGATAGTCACCACAGGTGACAACAGAGACTGGACCTTGATAGTAAGCAGCCGCGCTGTATTGGCACTGGTAATACTTGCCGGTGGCCTCAGTAGCCTTATCTACACAGGTGCCAGGACTGGTGATGAGGTTCGTATCTTTGACCTGATACGCGCTTGCATCGTTCATGCACTTGGCAAATGCCTGCGAACGCGAATCAGCAGCCTGCGCAGGAGAGATAGCGCATAGCGCAATCACGAGTGTGCACACCACCGAAAGAATCACTCGCATCATGGTGCATCCAAACCCTTGACCGCTGCCCATCCACACAGCGCGCCCATAAATGCACAGAACAGTAGAACGATCATCGTGACCCCCAGAAAGAGAGAGGGCGACACCGAAGCGCCGCCCTACCCTCACCGCCATTAGCCGAAGAAGCCGGCCACCTTCTTTGCACCCCACTTGGTGAAGCCGACCAGCGCAATCAGCGCGGCAGCACCCACAACAGCGGTCACGGCGTCAGCCGCACTCAGACCCGACAAAATGTCACCCATGTTTTCTCTCCTCGTTGATTTATTGATTTACCGGTCATTGAACATGCCCGCGACGCTGCCGGAGAGGCGTCCCAGGACGAACCACACGATCACCACACCGCAGCAGCCGGTGGACCACGCTACGGCGTCCTCCTTGCTGGGCATCGCGAACGCTTCTTGCACCAGCGCATACACGCCGTATTCGCTACCACTGACGAGCACGTAGCCGCTGCACTCTCCGACCGATTGACCGGTGGGCACCAACGTGCCGTCCGCTTGCAGGGCTACGCACACGGCCATGGGTTAAGCCGCCACACGTGCAGGGGCTTTGACAGCGCGCAACACCTGAAATTTGCTGTAATTGATCGCGCCCTTGTTGACCGTCACCATGGCTTCGATATCGAGCTCATAATCACCAGGCTGATACGGAGGCTGACCCTTCTCCAAACGCACATCCAGGGGATATGCAAACCCGCCTGCTTCCAGCTTGGCTTTCTGCTTGCGGGTGGTGTATTCCCGATCCTTGCCCTCGTCATCCTTGAACGTGCCAGCACGCTCATCGACTTCGGCGCTCAACACAGTGACTTTGATTACGCTCATGGTGTAACCCCTTCTAAGGTTTGATTGATGCCCGCGATTTCGGGCCATTGATTGGCTACGTCTGCTGTTGCCCACGCCGGTAGCCGATGCGACGTGCAGGTGCTGATGACGGCATGCAACGCGTCTGGCGTTGGGCAATGCCGCACGATGAAATTGAGGGTTGCGCCGTATTGGCGCTTGATGTGGCGACGCGCACTTTTCCAGGTGGCATCGACAGCAGCTTTCGTAATGTCGATGCGCGTGGCGACGCAGTGCAGGAACTTGAGAACGGGATAGGCACCGAGCAGATAGGCAGCAGGATCGCGCAGCAAATCCAAGGGCAATTCCTTGCGATTGGTGGCGCGGAATTGCGCCTCATAGCGCACCCATTCGGAGGCCTTGTCACCTTGCTCCCTGCCCTTCTCGTACACGCGAAGCTGCTTCTCGGACTTCTTGCCACCGACATAGAAGGTCTTGCCATCGCCGCTATCGTGATCATCCACGGTCTGCGCCTTGGGGCGCTGTCCACGGTTGTCGAACTCGCCCGATGCGTACCAGCTCTGAGCGAGTTTCAAGGGGTATTTGCCCAAGAGGTCATCTGCGGCAACGTCCACACGGGTCAATCGCCCAGCGCAGCTTTCGAGCTTCGCTCGAAGCTCCAGCCACCGCTGCGCATGGCCGCAGCGCGCTGCGCTCAACACTCCACACCCAGTGCCGGTCAACTCAATACGCGCGGTGTAGGTGCCATCTGCACGGCGGCAGTGTTCACCCCCCAACTCGATCAACCCGACGTGCTGGCCGTCGCGGTCGGTGATACGCACGCGCCACAGATAAAACCGCCCCGGCCCGGCCTTTTCGTCAAGTTCCAAGCCCAAGCCGGCGAAGAACCAACAGAACACTTGCAATGCGACCGCACGGGCGTTCTCGGCGGTGACGTCCATCCATTCGCGGACCTCTTCGGGGTCGTCGTTGACGAACACACCGGCTTCGCCCAGGACGGCGCGCAAGTCCACAGAGGCGGAAAACCAGTCAATGGCGACCGTCAGGGTGCCATCGGCATTCCTGAATTCACTGACTCCCCTGTTAGACGAGGGGAGTCCCGACACCGCGAGCTCGCCGGCCATTACGCAGCCCTCCGGCAAGCTTCAACAACAGAACAACGCGCCAACTCAACCAACCAGGCGGCCAGCGCAACCGGCGTGTGTTCGCGCTCTGCCTTAGACACCTCAGGACGCCAATCAAAATCTCCCTTGCGCTTGCGCGTGCCATCAGCACGCGTGCGGCATTGCGCAATGACGTGAGTGGCCAGGCCGAGACGGTATGGCATGGCAGGAACATCGCAAGGTGCAACACCGACGACATACAACCAGGTGGCTTTATCAGCGCGGTGGCCCCACGCGCTTTGCAGGATGGGCAAAGTCCATCCGCCAAATTGATCGAACGAACCAGGCTGCGGAAGACCAGCACAGGGCCACAACGTGGAAGACGCAGGATGCTCCAACACGCCACCAAAGTGACGCACTTGGTCAACAGCAAAAATGGCAAGGTCGCGTTCACCAGGTGCAGGCGTAACGAAAGCGCGCAAACGGCCCCAGGAACGGCACGGCGGATGGGCAACCACAGGCATGCCACCTGCGAAGGTCAATGCATCGCGGTCGAAATCAAACGCATCAACACAGGGCATGGTCTTGTAGACCGAATCACGACGAACGAACAAGGCGGCCACCTTATGCACGGTGCACCTGCCGTTTTGCATTGGCGACCAGGGCGGCAGCGCGGTAATTGGAATCGAGGGCTTGGAACACACGCAGACGCGCGTAGCGGGCATAGCCCAGGGCGGCGCGCAAGAACAGGCATGCGACCAGAACCACCAAGATGGCGAAGTTAATGTGATGCGTCACGATATATCCCCTGTACCCCTACCCTTGACGCGTGCCCCTGGGGGGTACCAGGGGGCGCGACCATCAGGTGAATACCTGATGGCATGCGCATTAGACTCATCAGGCATTCACCTGTCAAGGAATTACCTGATGAACGGCATCCAAGCCTTGCTTGACAAAGCCAAGCTGCAAGCGGGCGGAATTTCAGACGCTGAGTTAGCGCGACGAATCGACGTAACGCCGCAGACACTCAGCCAATGGAGACGTGGCGACGTACCAATGCCGGACACGCGAATCCCACAGATCGCGCACATAGCGAACGACGCACCAGAATATTGGCTAGTGTACTTACAGGGAGAAAAGGCGAAGACGCCGAAACTGCGAGCGCATTGGCTAAACGTCTTCAAGGCGCTCGAAATGGTGACGACTCAAAGCAAGACAGTGCCAGCAATAGCACTGCTGGTGCTTGCAGCAAATCTAATGCCATCCGCCGCAAAAGCTAGTGAAATCAATAGCTTGCACGTCCCGACCGCGCATAGTCTGTATATTATGTAATATATTGTTCGTGCTTCTCTTTGATTTCACTTGCCGCTGCACCGCGCCGCCCGCCTCAGCCAGCGATGGTGAATACCGAGCCCGAGTCCACGCGCACGCCGGCGCCGTTAATGAAGCTGGCGCGCTCCGAGCACAGGAATGCGACGACGGAGGCCACTTCCTCTGGCCGGCCGCGCCGCTTCAGCGCCATGCCGGGGCGTTCTTCATCCAGGAACGAGGCAATGGCTTCTTCGACACTGGTTCCGTTCTCGTGTGCGCGTTTTTGCATCATCTTGTCGGTCATCGGCGTTGCGATGAACGCGGGCGACACCGTGTTGACCAACACATTGTCGGCGCCATAGGCCTTTGACAGCCCCTTGGCCAGGCTCAGGATGCCGGCCTTGGACGCGCAGTAGGCCAACTCATCCACGTACGGCTGCACTGCATCTTCGGACGCGAACAACACAAGCCGCCCCCACTGCTTGCGACGCATGGCAGGAATGGCCTGGCGGCACATGCGCACCGCGCCCATCAGGTTGATGTCCAGCGTTTCGAGCCAGCCGGCATCGCTGACCTCCAGGAAGATGTGGATGACGTCCTGTTCCTGCGTCACATCGCCTTCGATGGCGACGATCTCCCCCAGGCCGGACAACTCGGCCACTGCCTGGTCGAGCGTACCATTGGGAAGATCGGTGATCGCCACGCGCACGCCGGCTTCGAGCAGCTGGCGCGCAGTCTCCTTGCCCATGCCGGAGTCGCCGCCGCTGATGAGGGCGATCCGCTGTTTGATTCCGAGATCCATATTGAGCTCCTGGTCGTTGAGTACGTGGTGGCGCAGTGCTGCTAGCGCGCAAGGAAACGTTCTGCGGTGCGCAGCGCGAGTGCCATCTGGGTCAGTGCCGGATTGGCTGCTAGTGCGCTGGGAAACACCGAGTTGTCGCAGATGTAGAGGTTCGGCACGTCGAAGGTGCGGCCATCTGGATCGACCACGGCCTGTGCAGGATCGGTCCCCATGCGGCAGGTACCGAGCGTATGCGCCGAGCGCGCAGCCGCGAAGATGTTGCGGGCGCCTGCGGCTTGCCAGACCGATTGAAGCAATGCGCGCGCATGGGCGTCGATGGCCTGCTCGTTGGGGCCGTAACTGAAATCGATGCGCGCCTTGCGCTGCCCGAAGGCGTCCCGTTCGTCGGACAAGGTCAGGCGATTGGCGTCCTGCGGCAGACATTCGCCATTGATGCCGATACCTGCCAGACGGTTGTAGCGCAGCAGCGTTGCGACCAGGTCCCTGCCCCACAGGCCAGCACCGCGCGCCAGCGTGTTCGCGAGCGTGACCGGCTGTACGCCCAGGCTCTGCACCAGATAGCCGCCGATGAAGCTGGCATCCGCCGGGCGCACCATGTCTTCGGTAATGAGCGAAGATGGATACCCTCGATTCATGCGCATGTCTGCGTCGAATTCACCCCACACCTGGGTCGCCACGTGCGCCATGAAATTGCGCCCCACCTGCCCGCTGGAGTTGGCCAGCCCCAGGTTGAGCAACAAGCGCGGTGTCTCCACACCCCCTGCGCACAGGAAGACGGTGCTACAGCGCTGGCGATACTCCTGCCCATGCTGGCGATAGATCACCGCAGTCGCTGCGCCGTGGCCGTCGCGTTCAAGATCGACTACCCGGCTGTCGGTGCGCAATTGCGCACCATGCGCTTTGGCCAACGGCAGCCATGTGGTGTCCAC